TTCACCCCTCATAAACTTAACGCTTACTTTAGTTTTGTACTTACTCGCAAGTGGTACAAAGTTAGCTAGTTGGCTTTGTATTTCATTTTTGATTTGAAATTCATTTTGACCTAAACTATAAACAATATCTTCTAAGTTACAACCAAATCCAGGACTACCTAAAACATCCCTCTTTCTTGTGAAAAGAACGGTTTCTATCTGAGCTAGTAATTGTTCAACTTCACTTACGTTTTGAACAACTCCCGTCTGATAATTAGGGTCTCCTATGTATTTTATATAAAAATCCATTTATATATGTATTCTACTTTTTATGAGTGGAACATCCAGTCCACTCCTTCGTCTCCTTTTATCTCTTCAATAATTGACTCTAATTCGGTGTCTCCCATGTCTTTTATTGCGTCGTAGTCGAATTCCACATTACCAGGTAATGCAAACTTAAAAATACCAAGCTTAGCGCCTAGTGATTGCTTAATCTTAGCAGAACAATATCTAAAAAAGATTTCGTCGTCAAATAGTGCACAATCCGGAATCGTTTCGTACACATCAAGTATCACATCTCCCTTCGGAGTGTCTCCCATAATCTTTAACTCTCCAGTGAGTCTAGAGTAATTAAAAGAGATTGGGTTTTCTAAAATCTGTCTAGCCATATCTGCTAAAGACTGATTTAGTACATAATATTCTAATTCTTCTGCAGATTCTGCTGCTCCAGATCCGTCGTACATTCCTCTGAATAACATCTTCTCTATTGCAAAGTCTCCACCGCTTTGAAATCTAACATCTAATCCACCACCAGTTGAACCAAAACCAGATGAAATATCATGTACTCCATAAACTGAAAATACAGAACCAGATCCATCTACATTTGCTCCAGGTAAATTTAATGTTCTATTCTTTTTAAAATAGTCACTGCTAAATATAGAGTGTGGTATATGGTAATAGTTTTCAGATACTGAATCTTCATAGTTTTTATAGAACCATTTCTTAGCTCTTTTAACTATATTAATTATTTCTCTTTGTGGTAAATTCACTGGCACCATACATGCTCCAGTTAGCTCATCACCCAGTTCTGTTAGGAAAGCATTTAAACAGCTATTGTTACTATCGCCAAAACTACGCCCAGCGTTTAAGTTGTTCTCATTGCCGCTTCTAATTTCACTCATCTTATGATTTTATTTTTTTACTTACCACAACTTCAGTCTCGTCAGAGAATCTAGCACGTGGTCCAACTCCGCCTTCTCTAAATATACCACCTTCCATTCTACCTTTAAAGATACCATCTCTTCCAAAGACATAACTGTTTTTTATAGTTACACTTCCGTGCACGAAGCAAGATTCTACTTTTGAATCTATAACTTCACACCCTTTATATATTTGTGATCTTAAAATTTGTGCCCCAGAAGCAGTTCCTCCATATATTGCACTATTTTCAATATTACCTGATAGCTCGCAATCTATAAATTCAAAGCCGTCTAATATATACGCAGCACCAAATTTACCATCTTTAACCTGGACTGTTGAGTAATCTGAGTCATAATTAATTATCCCCTCTTCCATTGTACCGTTTGATAATAAATCTAATACTTTATGTTTAAATCTATCCCATTGTACATTAATTACAGTAGGATCTGATTGTAAATCTACTAATATATCTATCTTAGGCCAATGTTTATTTACGGCGGTATAGTCTCTTAACATCGCCATTAGGGGTTCATTCTTTCTTAAAATACGTTGTAACTCTATTTTATTAGCTGAACTGTATTTAGGATCTCTACAAGATCTAAATATTGCTAAAATAAATCTATCAGCTAAAGTTAAAATATCTTCTTGCCTCTTTTCATAATCTTTACCACCAACATATCTAAATTCTAAATAGTTACTTTGAGCTTTTTCAAAGTTAATACCATAATATTTAGTATTGGCAAACGTAAAATTATCCTTATTAATTAAATCAGCATTATAGTAAAAGGCTTCGTGTTTAGGCATAATCCATTTAATAGATTTTGCATAAGTAGAACCCTTTCTATTAGGAAAATACTTATAGACCCTAGCCTCATCAAACTCAAGAATGAATTTCAACACATCCATGTGCTGAATCATATCTTTGTTTTCTAAGTAGTCAGGGTTAAAAGACATATTAAGGTGGATCGATGCTCGATCAGATGTGTACCCGTTTTCACGAATCCACCCCAACATTTTAATGATAACTAATCTGGCATTCCTATAAGGCATTGGGCCAGTCACAAGTTCAATTAGTCCAGCGCCACCAGACATATCTGGTTCCATCTTAAACACATCTGCAGACGGTACAAAATCAGAATGAGCCTTCTCTTCTAGTTGTATCTTTCTATTTAATAGTTTAGATACAGACTTTTGAGTCTCTTCAAGCTCTAGGTTAGAATAGAACTCAAATTCGATGCCCATTTGACTGGCATTTAGTACTTCTTGTCTTGTTGAATTACTTTTTAACTTTTGCATTAATTAAGAGTATGATATTACTTTTCAATATATATCAAACTCCGTGGCAATAGTTATTGGGGTAACTTAAGAAAGACCTTCATTGAGTCCTCATCGATCCTAGTAATTTGTACTTCGATCTCGTCTCCAACTCTATAAGTATCTAATATATCTCCCGGTAACTCACTAACATGCAGTAATCCTGTTACACCATCTTCGATGTTTACAAATACTCCATATTCTTTTTTAGTCTTAATTTTAGCCTTAATAACCGAAGGTATTTGATACCTAGTAGATATATTAATCCAAGGATTTACCGAAGTATTTTCCTTTTGAGTTAATGTAATCTTATTATTAGTAATAATATCTTTTACAAAGAATTCAATTGGTTCACCTGGTTTAATTTCTCTAGCTTTAAATTTCGCAGATGTTACTTCGTCAAGTTCATTTGTATGAATCATCCCTGTTAAACATTTATTGAATTCAACAAATACTCCGTATTTTGCAGTACCTGTTACTAAACCGTGTTTAGGTTCATTAAGAGTTTCTTTTAATTCATTAATTTGACTTGGTATCAGTGCTTGTAAATATTTTCTATGTGAAACTACTAACGTACCTCTTTCTGGTGAGAAACTCACTGGAACTACATATAATTCTTCTCCAACGATAGAACTAAAGTCTGATAATTTATTAATACCTGCAAGTGATCCTGGCATAAAGCAATCTACACCTTGTACTTTTACAATATAACCACCATTTTCAATCATGTTATTAACGGTACCGATCCAAGCAGTATTACCTCCGTCGATTGCATCTCTAAGATCTATGAATGTTTTATGTTTCACACCACCAGTAATAGTACCAGTTAATGTACCTTTAGTTTCTGTAATTAAAACTGCAGTTTCTGCTCCTGGTAGAAGTTGTCTAACCTCATCGGATTCTTTATTAGCTTTAATATAAACTAATTCTCTGTAATTAATATCTACCGTGATATATTCTTGGTCAACCCCATGTATAATACCCTCGTGTATTTCACCTACAAATAATTGAGGCTTAATATCTTTACCGTGTCCTTTCATAAGATCATATAACTCCTGAGCATAGGGCTCACGAGAATATACATGATCTCCATCCTGTGTTTTAATATGAGGATTTGGAGTTCTAGTTGCCGTTACGCATGTTGCTTCGTATGCGGCCCATTTAAATTCGCCGGCTTCGTCGTAAAATTCTGAGAAATCGTTACCATCGTCTTCTTTCTTTTCGGTAACTTCTTGTGTTGGAGTTTGAACTGCTTCTTGTACTAGTTCTACTGTGTTTGCCTCTGGGGCTGAAGAATTAATTCTTCGTCTTTTTTTGTCTGACATTTATTTTTTATTTAAAAGGTATTAACATATTATATATCTACTTAACCACACGTTTTATCCATGCGTACTTTTTCCTATTTTTAAGGTATTCATAATCATATTCGTTACTATAAGCCTCTCTTTCAAAGGAAATATTATAGTATGCATTTTTGCCATAAAAGAATAGTTTAATAAACCACTCAATGATATACAAAATATAAAACGGTATAACTAATAATTCTTCTTGTTGCTTAATGTGGATCGATTCGTGATTAACAATTCTCTTACCATAATCAGCATTCGGTACATTATATCGTTCTCTTAAAACGACAAACGGCCAAAGAGTAATACCACCAACTTTCATAAACCAGCTAATGCTATTTAAAAATTTATCACTGTACTTAATAATAGGTGTTTTCATATAAGTTATTTATCTAGCTCAAAAGAGTTGGCTTTTCTTACAAAATAAATACCAAATAATTTTTTTATGTCAATTATTTTTCGTATATTAGTACTGTAATTAAAAACAAACAAAAATATGAGTAAATTTAATGTAAATGAAGTAAAGTGTAATGGAGTCGGTGGCTCCGGTTACCAGGCAGTCCTTAAACACAAGGATGCAATCCAAGGAATTTGTCAAGAAGTTAGAGATCTTATCGGTATTGAAAAACTATGGGAACTAGCAACTACAGATCCTAATGTTGATTATCATCAAGGAACAAGATTTAATTCTGTAGAAGATAATGCATACCGACTTATTACTGGAATAGCAGCACATGTGGCTGAGTATCTCCCGACAAGTGAGTTAATCGAGATGCACGTAGGAGCCATTCTAACGATGCTAACAATGGAAGATAAGGTAACACTTGTTGCTGATGCATGTAGAGACTGTGCGTCTGCAGACCATTGGTACACCTTCGAAAAAGACTGGGGTTAAAATACTACCGGTACAAAACCAACCATCGGCACTGGACCGACCGGCGTTGGAATACCACCAAGATATAAGAGTTTAAATTCAAGTAGATGCAGGGCATAAGCTCCTGCAACTGCTGTTGATGTTGCAAATGCTGGAGGTTGGGTCATAGGTACTTTGTTAAATACTTTACCTGTATTCCATGCCTTCCTTAAATTATTAGCAAGTCTATTTGCACTTCCATAATAGATTGGAATGTAAAGTCCTCCTAATGGAGCATTAATCATTGCAGGTAGAGCTGCTGGCATTGGACCAAATGGTTTAACAATACAGGCATACCAATAAGCAATTGTAACTCTTGCCATCATCATATAGGGATCTCCGCTAAAAGATTTACCACCAGGCGTAGTTCCGCTAGGTTCCCATGGGTGATCGACCGCTGTCGCATCTTCTTCACATGCCGCCGCTGCCTCTTTAGCACATTTAGCTTTATGATATTCAAATTTAAATAGAGTACCTTCTGGTTTAGGATCAATTTCAAAAAATGCTGCTTGCGCATCTGGCTTTTGAGCAGCCGCAGCTAGTTTATTTGCAGGCACCTTTCTCCATTTCTGCTTCCACTCATCGTTTTCATATTTTGATTTTACCCAATTCTTAGTCTTAGTAAATTTTGGCGCATTAGTTACAACTCCTTCTGCATTTGCAGTAAAATTACCACTTCTTACTCCAGGGTACCAACTAAAAGTAGCCACTACATTAGAGGTTAAAACTTTAGGTCTTTGGCTTGGGTTTTCCGGTGGCATGTGTTCAAAGTCATAAGGTACTTGAAGTTTCCATTCGTTTAATGGACAATCTAAATCATGCGGTAGAGTAATCGGCCCTGTTGGATTCTTTTTAATTCTATTTCTTAATAATGTAGTATTAAAGTATGTCAAAGAGTTTTCCTCTTCCGGTGGATGTACTTCGTGAATTGCATCAATACAGAGCTTACTAACATTATCTGCTAACTTTCTCCAATCATATCCAGCAGCACTAATATCTGATTTTGCCTGTGAGTTTATATTTGGATATGGCATACCAGACCAGCCGCCGCCAAATCCACTTGAGTTGCTATAGTTCTCTGAGCCAAGACATGCTAACCAAATATAGAATTCCCATTTAGTATTCTTATTTGTAATCCTTTCAAATTGTTGTAAAAGCCTAGCAGCAAAAATAGCCTCTAGTTCTGATTGGCTTTCACCTCCAACTAAACATGGGAATTGAAAGAATCTAAACTTATGTAAATTATATTCTGTTTTTTTAGAATCAACAAACTTATTAAATGCTAAATCATTCTTCTTTCTCATTTCTGCTAACTCCTCTTCATCTGGCGGAGCATCAACTTCCGGGCAAAATTCAGCATAAGCCGGATGAGACTCTTTACCCATCTGGGTTAGATTTCCATCTTCATCGTATTGATCCATTAGAGGTATATCACCTTCTCGTAAAAGTCTTTCGAACGCAATACCATAACCCTCTTTTAATATTAATTCAGCTAGGCCATTATTTGCATGCCATGCACCGAATGGAGTTTGAGCCTTTGGCGCTCCTTTCACTGCATCTATATAATGTTGAGCAACTGCTTTACCAAAATCATAACGACCGCTTAATGGCGCAAGATTAATCGCATTTATCATTGCAGCTGGATTTGTAGTTAATTGAGCATTGATAGGATTACCAGGAGCAATAGACTTTACTAGGTCTCCGGTTGGGGGAAAGATAGGCACTTGATCAGTTCCAACCGTTGGTAGTGGATAAGAAACTATCGCTCCGCCAGGTTTAGTAAACTGCTGACTCATTATTGTATTAGCGAGTTCAGGAATAAATTTGGGCCACAGTGCAGGCATAGTTACTTATTCTTTTGTTGATACTTAATATGTGTGCTAGATAATTTTGCTACAGTTGCCGGTGTAGGAGGCATTGGAGGACCTGATGGTCCAACTCCTGTTGGATGGATATGTGCATTGTAATCATCTAATAGGGCTTGTAACCAATCTTGTAGAGATTGACCTCTTACCGCCGGTTCAGTTTCATCTGCTCCGCCTTCCCCTGTATTAGATACAAATATATCTCCACAATCCATAAAGATCTTATTATCAGTTGAGATCTTAATAATGCCTTCTTCGTCTAATTGAATGATAGGTCTTTCTTTTTTACCCTCGCCTCTTGTAATGACTAGGCCATCTTCTGGTGAGTGGTAAATTCTTACGTTACGTTCTGCATCGTAGACTAAACTAATTACATCATGCGGTGCATCAGATGCCTCTAAGATGTCTCCCTTTAAGTCTTCGTTTTGATCTACTTGAAACCAGTATTCTGGGTGATAAATGTTACCGTTATCAAATCTAACTGCAACAACATCTCCAACTCTAGGAACTGAATGTGCACCAACCTGATCTCTATTCATAGGAGTTGCCCATGGAATAGCATCATCTGTTAATTTATCAAATTTACCGAAAACTTTTACACGCACTCTACCCTGCAGTAGAGGATCTTCATTAATAACTACTTCTCCGAGCCAGTGAGTCTCTCGTAAATTATCTTTAAAAAGTTCATTATCCTTCATGTACGTTGTTGTTTAAGTTACCATCTGGAGTAGAATCAACTCCTTGTGGATGAATATTCTGATTTAAAGGACTTGATTGTCGTGGAGCAATTGGATCGTTTACATTAGCGTTTAAGTTACCATCTGGTGTACTATCGATTGCAAATTCATGTATTCTATCACCAACGCCAGAACCGCCGCCACCGCTTGCAAATGCACTTGCAGCACTTCCACCGCTATTAAGTTGACCTTGGATTAAATTACCAACGGCATTAATTAGACCGCCATTAATAGCATCTTGTATACTACCTAATCCTCCAGCACCGTGTACATTATCTAATAATAATTTACCAGTTATATTACCAACTACATTATCTAATAGGTTACCTGCAAAACCACCGATTTGTGTACCATGTACATTACCAATTCCATTTGGTTGTAGGCTAAAACTATCAACTGCATTTGTTACTCCAGCAGCTAATCCTTGTGCAGTATCTACAATATCGTCTTTAATACTACCTATTGTATCTTTTGCTAGATCTTTAAGTCCAATTCTTTTTCTTTCAGTTACAGATGCTTCTCTAGGTGAAGTACCACTATGAATATTATCGAATGCATCTCCACCAGAAGTTGGAGCGCTTGAACCATCATGTACGTTAGATAATGAATCCATTGAGCTAACATTTTGTTGAGCCTTAGGATTAACTACATTTAGGGGTATTTGATTAGGATCAGTTGCATCGTTTACAGGCTCTCCCATAGATACTTGACCAGCATCTCTATTTTCATTAAATAAATTTGGACCTAGTCTTGTAGCAAGAGGTCTACATGTTCCCCAATGTATTTTAATTGTAGGTTTTTTAGCTTCTGGGTTTTTACTCATATCTGCAAAATAATCTGCAATTGAGTCAATATCAAATTCACAATGTGTAAATCTTAATGCCACGAAAGGTCTAGACCCTACGCCCATACCTACGTCATTTGAATTAAACACCGGATGAAGTTCTTTTACTGATTTAGCATCAGCGCCTGTTGAATTAATTCTAGAATCTGGGTTATCTGTAATCCCTAAATTTCTAGCATCTGTATCTTTTTGGAATGTTCTTACCTCTGACATATAAACGTCCATAGAAAACTCTCTTAAGTTTTTAGGTACTATTTCTACATATCTGTCTAAATCAAAACAAGAATTCTTATATAACTCCATAAGGCCAATTGCTGTTAATTCAACGTTCTCTTCTAAACATTCAATTTCTAGTTTTGGTTTTTCAGCACCTCTCCAAGGTTCTAACATTTCACCATAAGTCATTGCCGTTTCAATACCCTTTAGTCCTTGCCAAAACCAAGGCATTTCTCTATTGACCTTTAATAAAACTCTATTAAATGTAGATAGGTTATTTGCGTATATGTCTCCTATATCTGTCCTAACAACATTTCTTAGATATGATTCTGCTTCTCCATTTAGTAAAGGCGAATGTGCCTCAGAAGAATGATCTTGTCCGTGGAATAAAATCATAAAAGACAAGTAGGTAGGATCCTCGTGTATCTTACGAGTCCTCGCTCCTTTTCTAAATGCATTTCTACCGTTATCTCTTTCAGCCATAATTTATTTATCTAGCTTTTATTTTATTCTGCTAAGTTAGCAGCTCTACTTGGCCACTCTCTTCTAATTAGAGTAAGCTCTGTAGTAATTGCTTCTTCTTTATCGTATACGTAATCAATATTCTCTACTATATAATAACCAGATATAAATTTATCCATCATTTGAGTAAGATCGTTTTGATCTCCTTCTGGCTTTGCAGCTCCTAATGGTCTTTCTTTTAATCCAGCATCTTCTCTCTTTTGATCAGCTTTTTGTTCAGCTTCAATTTTAACACCATCATAATGATACATTACTATTGGTAATTTACAAAACTTATAGATTGATGGGTTAAATCCAACTACTGAAACTTTTAACTTCATCTTCTCTATCTCCATGTTATTCTGTCTATCGTGGAGTTTAGTATAAATTGAATTTGAATGTGTATTACCTAGGCCATCATCACCAGCATTCTGTCTGCCCATATATTTGTACTTAACCATATCTTTGTAACGCTCATCTTTTCTATTACCTCTTAATGGTTCATCAAGCTCAGATAATTCTTCAGTTACTAAGGGTTCGATTGTAAATTCTTGAAATCTATCACCAGCATCAGAATTATTGTCATAGATCTGGGCTGTTCTAGAGTACCCTCCCTTAAGGCTAATCTTAGATGAGTTGTTTATCAATTCATAAGAGTTAATAAAGCACGTCAACCCGGAGAGGTCTTTGTGGTTAGTTAATAACAATGGTACTTCAACGTTATCAGAATCTGTTGAATCTTCGGTCTTGCCCCTTTTAGCTTCAGATTCTGCAAATCCAGTTAAAACTGTCATGACCTCGTCTAGCTTAGGGCTAGGTGAGTTAAAGATCTTATTAATATCTATAAAATTTAAATAGTAATATTGATCTATATAAAACTTTACAAATGCATCATCTGAAATATAGGAGTCATCAACTATTGATTTAATAAAATCAAGATATGAATCATACGCCTGTATTCTAGCCTGATTATCATCAGTCGAGTCTATGTTAGTAGCTAATCCAATTTCTAAATCTCTAACTACAGTTTCTAAATGATTTAATGCTGTATCAGAATCTAATACTTGACAATCTTCTGCAAATAGCCTAGGTATTTTAGCAATACCTCTTAAAGTAATTAAACCTCCACCGGGTGCGTTTGGGTTATCTGCATCTGTTGAAATCTCTGTAATGTCAAAATCCATGTGGACTGACTTAAATGTTTCTTGATGTTTTGAATTTAAAAGAACTGTAAAGAAATCCCCATCCCTTGGCATTGAATCTACTTTAAAGGCACCATGAGAATCATCAACCACTATTATACACTTAGGCACTTTACCATTTAATTCTAAATTTAAAGATTCAATTTGGTTCGGGGTAAATTGTACATTATTACATAGAGCAAATGGCTCAAATCCACCAATCTCTTTAGACTGTTTACCTACATTGTCACCCGATTCTTCAGACAGAGCATCCATCTTAATCTCTGTTGGAAGTATTGCCGGCTCTACGACCGCTAAAATGTGATTTTCTAATTCCATTCTTTAGTATTAATTACAAGGGGCACCGTCGTTCGAAATACCACTAGCATTATTACTACCAGATGGCGATGTGCCTGAGTTACTATTATTTCCAGTTTGTGTCGCATTACCGCCACCTGAGCCAGAACCAGTTCCAGTTCCTCCGCCAGTTCCATTACCAGATCCTTTTCCTGCAGTTCCTTTTCCTGCTCCACTGCCTAATAAATTATTTAGTTGAGTTTCAGTTAAATTACTACCAGCGCCTATACCAGAACCACCTACACCAGAACCAGAATTACCAGTTCCTTGTGCTGCTAAAATTTCATCTCTTAAACCTTGGCCTAAGTCTTCAAATATTGCATCAACTACAGCGTCACCTCCACCAACTCCATCGCCAGATCCAGATCCACCTAGTGCACTTCCACCAGTTCTTGGATTTACAGGACCATTTTGTGCCTGCGCGCCAAAAATAATATTACCGTCTTTATCAAACTTATAGTTCTTCTGTCCTACCGGAATTACGTTAGGCGGTAATAATACATCTTTGTTATACTTTTTCTTTAAAGCATCTAATCTTCTTTGATCTTTCTTAGTAAACCTCTTACTCTGTAAGAATTGGTTTTTAATATTGTTATCTTCTTCAGCCGCCGGTCTTTCTAATTTATTATATGCAACACCAGATGGTGGTATAATTAATTCATCGCCCGGATTTAAAGAAAAAGGATCTGAAATGCCATTCCATTTTAAGATTAAATCTGTTTTAGTTTGGTCTCCATAATACTCTAATGCGATTAAGTCAGGACGAGTAACCTCATCTTCTCTAACAATATGTAAACGCAAGCCGGTCATACCATCTTTATTTCTAAAAATCATAGTAGGCTGTGCAAAAATATATTTGCCGTCTCCTTGTGTCTTATTTAATAGTGATCTAAATTTCATATTATCCTGCTGCCATGTCAGAGTTACGTAACGCTCTATCTGGCGTTAACCTGCTTCTGTCTTTATTTCCGTATGCCGACATATCTAATACATCGTCTAAGTTTTTACCTTCAACTTCTGGTTGTAAGTACATTCTACCTCTACCTGCATTAAACATAGATTCAATTTCTGATTTATCTCTAGGTCTACCTGGTTTTAAAGTAACTTCCATTTTTAATTTACTAGGGAAACCTTCATAACCTAACGGGCCATCAAATGTAAATTTAGCATTTTCTAAACATAGGTTACCACAAACTAACATTGGGTTCATAGGATTACCTACTGTTAAATGCCACTGTCCTGTTGGATCTCCTGTTAAGAATGCTTTAATAATATCACCACCAGAAGGAGAACCTAAATGTTTCATTAAGGCTCCACCGATCATGTTATCTAAAATCTTAGAATCACCTAAAGCATTAAGTCCTTTACCATTCATTAATCCAGATGCAGCTTTACCTAAATCATCAAATCCAGCACCTAGTGTAGATTTTAATTGAGTAACTACTGATCCTAAATAACCAGAATAATCTCCATTTTTTAATTTATCAAAATCACCGAAAGGCTTACCAGTAGAACCGTTCCCACCAGTATGTCTAACAGCACCTCCCCAGAAAGGAGCGTTGTTATATGTTATTGCTAAAAGATTTGAAATCACATCCATAAAGACTACCTTCGGAGATGTCTTATCAAAACCTCTTAGGTCATAATAAAAGTTAAGTTTAAATTCATTATCAAATTTAAGACCTTTATCATCTCTAGCTAATACACTTTTAATAGCATTGTAAGGTCCATATACCATGTTAGGATATGTGTCTCCTAGTGCATCATGTTGTCCTATTGTATTAATACGATCAGATTCTGAAGCAGTATATCCATTTGCACCAGCCTCTACACCTTTGGCAATCGGACTACCGTCAATTAAAGCACCAATTGTACCTCTTCTCTTTTCTGTACTACCACCAGATGCAGTCTGTACAGAAGATTGAATTTCTTCCCATCCAAATCCAGTACCAAATGAAAGTATGTCTGTTAAGTTATTTCCTAATTTAGGGGATAACCATGTTACAGCTCTAGCCAAATCCGGTTCTGATATATCTAATTCAGCACCGCTCTCATCATAAGATTTAGCATTAACAATATCATCTCCAACTGGAAATGAAAATCTTCTTAGAGTAACAAGGTATTCATTTGATATTTGTCCGTAATGTTCTGTCTGTATAAAATCTCTATATGCATAAGAAAAACCTACACCACCATTCTCTTCACAGTGTGTTACGATTCTATGTGCAGTTGGATTAATAACCTCTGCTGCCATAGCACCAGTACCTACGACTGCAGTTCCCCAATCTCCGTATTCAGGATCTCCATAGGTAGTTCCACCAGCATAGTTTCTATAATTTAATAATGTCCATGAGTTGGTTTTAGATCTAACAGTACTTATTCCTTCAATAGTTTTTTCTGGATCTTTAATTTCATAAGCTCTAGTAACTAGAGGATTATTACCATATATACCAGATGGATTCGACTCAAAATCCGGTTGCTCATTCGCCGGCGCGGTATGGGTTGTACCTAAACCTTGTGGCTCTTGAGCCTCTATAGGTTCAGCGCCTAAAGGAGCATTCTCTGCAGCCTGTTCCGCTTGTGTATTATCAGTAGGCTCAGTATATGGAGTACCATCAGCATTTAAAGGTCTATCACTTACCTTTTTCTCGCCGGTTTCGTAATCCTCATACGTGTATAATGTAGGTGCCCCTGAGGTTTGATTGGTCAAACTTAAACCCATGTAAATCTATTTGTTTTTTATATATATCTGACTACATATCAGGATAATATATTTAAACCCACTCTCCTCGGTCTAATTCATTATGATCAGGCCGATATAACACTTTATCAATCCAATCAACCTCATTAGGGTATCTATCGCCTAAAAACTTTTCTAAAGCTTTGACATATTCTCCCTTACTATGAAAATTAAATTGACCAGTGTATGTTGTACGGCTAGTGAGCTCATACAGTTCTTTTAAGGCAACTTCTGCCTGGAAGTCTTGTATCTTATTGAATAGGCTATCTTGTTCAACCTTGGTCTTCACACAAAATACTGAATCAACAGTAATAAGATACTGTTTCCACTTCTCACCATCAAAAACTCTATCTTCTAGCGCTTTAACAGTTTTATATTCTTGGCGTTTTAAATTAATTCGTGTTTCTTTACCTTCGAAGTCTCTGATAAATCTACCACCAAACAGGTATGCTTTTAAAAAGACTATATTATCATAGAACTTTTTTATACGAAGTTGATACCTAGGATTTACATCGTCGAATTTGACGTCGTAAATTAGGGCTCGAACAGGAATTAGTACATTAGGGTTTTGTGTAGTTGATATTAAAGCCTGTACATATTCACCTTTTGTAAATATCTTATGCTTAATCATGGTCTATAAATCTAACATTATCAAATTTACTGAGTACTCCTTTTTTAGGGTAATCGCACCTGTTGATAATAACTAGATCTATATCGAATGGCTCACCAGTTAAGTCACTAATAAAATCTTTAAAGTTTAAGACAGCAGAACCATCTAGGTTTTTAAACATATATAATAACTTAGCATTTTCATTCCCAACATTATCAGTAATTAATTTCTTAATTAACTTTCTAATATAAAGAGAGACAATAACATCTGATGGCTCCTCACTATAAGGATCACTCTTAACTAATCTATTTACAATATCAAAATAGGATATAGTTAAATCATAATCACCAGACTTAGCTAATTTTTCAAACTCAGTTCTAGTTTTACACCAAACACCTTCTATTTGTAGTGTCATTTTTTTAACATAGATTGTAGCCTTTTTAATTCTTTTTCAGTTGCTACAATCTTATTTTTAAGTTCAGTATTATTAGGGACATACTGAGTGCCCCACTCGGTTTTGATTCGTAAACAACTGTGTTCTAACTCATTCCCAGTAGCTAATCCCAAGTCTAATACTAAATCTTTTAGAAATTTAACTTGATTTTGCTTACCAGCAATGCCTTCGAATTCATATACTGTTCTTGTAGTATATTCTTCACCCCCGCCATTAACGTTGTCGTCAATTAAAAATTTCAACACACCGTTGTCTGCCGGTTCTATTTGAATACTAATCATTCCCCTTGTTTATTTTTGACGTGCTGCCCTAGAAGCGTTAGCCTCTTTTAGCAATGCACGTGATTTCTTTTTATCAGCTCTGTAATTATCTTTGTCTTTAATTACAGTAATAGACCAAGCCTCTTCTAGCTTTCTAATTTCTGCTGCATCATAGCCCTGAGCCTTCCAGTTATCTTTAAGACCCGGTACTTTTTCACCCGCATCGTTTGTATAACCCTCTAAGATACCTTCTAAATACTGAGCATTCCTAGCTTCATTACGTTCCACGTTCTGTTGGTGGATAATTTTACCATTCTCAATATTAGCTGCTCTAAGCTTAGTTCTAACCTCACCCATATACGGAAGCTTACTAACATACTTAAGTATGCCTTGCTGCTTCATCATGTGACGTCTTTGTCTTCTATTAGTACTCGATGCCTGGGGCTTGCTTTGGGTTTGCTCCGGTTGATTTACTTTGAGTTCTGGTGTTAGGTTGTTTTGTTCTGCCATTGTAATATAATTTAATGAATTCCTCTGCTTGTGGTTTTAATTGTTCTTGTAAGTTATCTATCTGGCTCTGTACCAGTAGCAATATTTGCTCATTTAGATCTGCCTTTGTAATATCCATCTGATCTTTAAATAAATCATAGACCTCTTTAGATGGGACATTAAGTTCAAGTGGCATCGAGATCGTATTCTTAGCGCTAATCTTCTTTAGCATTTCTAACATTACGTTAATTTCTCCAGTCGGTGCTGATGGCGCTGTAGTTTTAGGAGTTACAGCAACGCTAGTAGCTTGAATAGCTTCTGGCCCTCTAAATGGTACAGCCATAGCTTCTGCCTGTGCCATTGTTTTAGCTTCCATAAAGAATTCTTCACCAACTATGTTAGTGTAACAAAAGGTCTCATCAGTAAAATAAGTATACTCTCCTTCTGTTCTATCGACTGTTACGACATCTCCAGCCCTTTCGGTTTTAATCCATACTAAAATCTTTTCCTTAATATCAGTTGTGCTCATATTTTTGTTTTTTGCTAATCTATTGACCAACTTCATTATTAAGCTGAGTGCTTGGTCTACTATCATTATACTCACTTTCTATAAATTGTTTAATATATTCTATGGACTCACTAGGTCCTATGACAGCATCTCGCCTCATAAATGGCATACACCATCTAGAATAAAAGGAATCATTGCCATGTTTTATTAAAAAGTTTTCTAGTTCTACCACTTCCGGTAGATACATTTTATTAAATCCCATTTAGTTTTCTGTGTTAAAGAAGAATGTTTGAAACAGCCTTCCGTCGTTAATATCTTTTCCAAAATAATCTAATGATGCATGGAAAGCATCACCCCTGTAAAGTACCAATCTATTAAATATATTTGCTACTCTATCAGTCATTTCCCATTTGGTATAATCATTGCCATCGTCTTCAATTATAGAAAACAACTCCTCGTTTGTTTCACCTGATGGTAAATATGGTTTACTTGTTAATCCAGTCGGTATATGTTTATATAGAGCAGTTCCACCAGAAACTGGTGCATTCGGAGTTAAGTAAATTACTCCTGCCCATTTAGTATTACCATCTGCATGAATCCAAGATCTGTCTTCACATGTAGTAAATTGAAATGAACCGGTATATTCCTCATGTCCTTCTTCTGGCCACAGTATTTTTCCATGTAGAGGCTCTAGATGTTCGCCTATGTATTCTTTTATACTATCAGTTAAAAAAGACTTTGTTCTATGTCCTGGGTAATTACCATCTACATCAAAGTCTTGTGCGAGTGCAAATTCTCTAACCTCTTCCGGGTTATTATAGAAATCGTCTATGATTATTAAATTATATGCCATTAGTTTATTGTTTTAAGTCTCTCTTCAAACGACGGTGGAAAGAATCCCTGTTTATTTATCAGGCTTCTAAAACACGCATCTAGGATATATGTTACTGCCCAATCATCTTTCGATCTAATGCTTCTACCAGTTCCTTGTTGTATTGCAATCCCTGTTTTCCAATCATACCATCCTGGGAATGTATTCATCTTAGCTTTCACTAATGGATCGCCTAACGATGGATAGGGT